ATTCAGCGGCTACACTTTCAAATATCTTACGGCCGAAATCGTTTTCACGGGCAACACGAATGTCATCCTTGAATTGCCCAATTTCATTACGCAATGTCTTTTCAATGTTAGACTCAATAATTTGAGCAGCACGCTTGATAAACTGTGTTTTTGTTTCCTGCAGCTTCTGTTTACCTTCGGTAACCATCTTGACTTTTTGTTCTACCAGAGACTTCTTGTCTGCACGGAACTCGCGAATTTCTTCAGCAAGTTGCTTCAACAAAAAGTTTTCTAATTTTCCAAAGTTTTCCTTCATTGCCTTCTTTTCGGCATAGAATTCTTTCATTTCTTTTGCTACAGCTTCTGTAATGAATGTGTTTAACATTCCTGTGTGTTGTACTAACTTGCCTTTGTAGGCAATTCGTTCTGCGATAAGTTTTCTCTTATCATCGGCGAATTCTTCGAGTTCAACGCGGACTTTGTCTGTTAAGAAACGATCCATCGATTCTACTAAAGTACCTTTGTCGTGTTCGAACTTACGTGCAAATTCCTCGCGGAGTGTTGCAGCAACTTCTTCACGCGCTTCAGATAATCTAGATTCCCATAGACCAACGATCTGGTTTCTGGTATCTTCGGATAGTCCAACGCTTTCGCTCAAGATCTCATCAATTTTTTTAGCCATCTTGAGTTCCCCTTAAATTTTCAACTCTTGAATAAATCTCTGAATGTCTTTAACAAGCTGTTTTTCTGCAGTGGCTTCTGTTAGTGCTTCCCTTGCGGTAACAAAAACTCGAGATCCACCCTTCATGTTAAAAAGACTTTCATATATTGTTCTCGGAAATGCATTAGGTGCGCTTGGTTGCGCCACAATGTCAACAGTGATAATTTCGAAGTCCGAAACCGCACCATCATCACCGACATTTCCAGAACCACGGGAAGATACCCCCAACTTTGCACCCGACTGTAACAATGTCTTTACAATGTTGCCCATCGGAGTTGGTACAATCTTCAACTTTCCGTATCCATCTGCACCATCCATCCACATTTCTGTAATGAGGTGACTCACGCGGTCCAGGTTAATGGATAGCTCTTCCGGGTGGTCGAGTTCTCCCATAACGGATTGGCCACCGCTTAATTTTTCAGTAATAGAATTAACTGCTCTAGCAATTTCGCGAACAGGATAAACACGTTGGTTCTGGTTCCTTACGTCACCCTGAATAAAGATCCCTTTCATGCAGAGATCTTTACCACCGACTTTATTATCTTCTTCAAGAAGTTGAACGTGCGCCCTATCAAAAGACAGGTACTCGTACAGTTTATTTGCCATTGCCTTCATATTCCTTAACGTGGCTTCTTAGATAAAGGAGACTTAGAGAATCCGTCACCTGCTGTCTTACCGCCAGTAAACTTAGCAGTGGTATCAGCATGTACACTATTTCTCTTTGGTTCAATCTTTACATTATCTGTCATGGTCTTATCAGCTGCGGAATCGCCGTGATACTTTCCATATTCACCACCTGTTCCGCTACCAATTTTAGTTGGCTTTCCACCGTAGTCTTTACGTGCTGGAATATTAGTAAATGATGACTTGGTTTGTTCTGCACCAAGTGTCATACCTTTACCTGTTCCTACTAACTTAGCAGTTCCACGTTGACCTGTATCAGCAACTTTATTTAAAAATTGTGTTTCTTCGTCAACTTTCTTATCTTTCTTAAGGTCTTTCTTTTCAGGAGCCTTTTCGAGTTTAGCAGCTTTCTTCTTTTCGAACATACTTGCTACAACTTCACCGACGACTTTCTCTTCGCCTGCTCCGCTGAAATCTGGCATACCGCCTGCACCTTGTTCGTCATCACCAAATGCTGGTTCAACTTCGTCGGCGCCGCCGAATTCATCACCCATATCTGCATGTTCTGGTTCTTGCATTTCGTCGCCCATAAGTGCGTCAAATTCTGCGCGAAGCTCGGCAAGTTGAGATTCTAAGTCTTCAACACGATCTTCGGTAGTACCTTCACCGCCCTCGTCGGCACCAAACTCACTATCGCTATCAGCGTCATCTTCAGATCCAAACTCACTATCACTATCGCTATCAGCGTCATCTTCAGTGTCGGCCTCACCATCATTCTGATGATCACCTTCTACTTCATCTTTATCTGCGCTTATTTCTTTAGTGAAATCTTTATTTGGTTCGCCGCCCACTTCATCTTCAGATTCATCAAGTTCGTCTTTATCTTCATCTTTGTCTTCATCTTTGTCGGCATCTTCTTCGTCGACAATACTTTCATAGATTACACGAGCTTTCTCTACAATGATTTGGTGGAGAATTTCAGAGGCCTGATCCGAATCTTCACTTAGAAGTAGATCTAAAACCCTTTCAAGTTTTTTTTGTTGTGACATGCAGTCGCTCCTTGATTAATTAAAATATCCAATATACTATTTATTAGTATTCTAGGTATTTAACTCATCAGAGGGGAATAGTGGGAGATATGGCCATAAAAGAGCCGTTATTTAAAACTTAGCCTGGTAAGTTTATTTATTCTCATTTTGCATGAGATAACTTACTACTTTACATGCCGGACATTGCGCCGAGCCCACCGCTGTCATCTGATGGTGCTTGACCGTACATATCTGGGAGGAATTCTGTGTGTTGAGCTTTTTCATATTTCTCAACATCTCGAGATTTTCTTAACTTTTGAATATGAAGCATAGTTAATCGTGGCCGACGAGTGTCATCCATCTTAGCTTGACCTAGTTGGTCATCGGCTGGATCGTAAAATTCACATAATAATTCTTTTGCGCGGATTTTGGGTGCCTCTTAATATACTACAGTTATTTATCGTCTTTCACGATGATAAACTTATCTGTGTAAGAATCAGATGCTATATCTGCTAGATGATAGCCAGGTAACTTAATCTTCTTGGCCATTCTCTTATATAATGAAGATCTATTGTTATCTGCCTTATGAGACCCAAATATTATTTCATCCGGACTATATCGTGATACCAATTCTCTTATCGAATCTATCACAAAAGAAAATACCTGCATCTCACTCCCGGATCCACTCTTGCCGTATGTTGCATTTCCGGGAGTCTTTTCGGTAAATTCTATTTCCCACTCGCCACCTGTGCGGGCTTCATCAGGTATATATGCTGCTGCGTTAAATACAATTGTTCTATTGCCAATATCGGCCTTAGTCGTAAATGAATCATTGGTGGCACGTACAAGCTTACCTTGCACATTACTATCAAAAGATTCTAATAAACTAAATTCCGATAATTTCATTATTGCCCACCAAAGTTGCTTGCCTCAACATCAGTAGCACCTGCATCGCCCGTAGGTTCTTCTCCAGTTTCGTCACCTTCCGGGGCCATATCGTCAATACCGGAACTTGTAATACCCACATCGGATAATCCTGATGGTGCTGAACCACCTTGCGGCTCAGGTGCAAAGGTTTTTGTAAGACGACTGCGCTCTTCTTTCCACATACGCTCGTTCTCTGCAAGTTGTTCTTCTGTCCACCCTAAGTATGTCTTAAGAATAAACCTCTTTGATACGAAAGAAATGTCTGTCAGTGCTGTAAACGTATTAATACGTGCGGAATCTAGTTCCAGCTGACGATATTCAGAAAAAGATTGTGGTGGAGTAAACCCTATTTCAAATAAACTATTATCAATTGTAACGCCGCGGAACTTCAAAAATAATTTAAATTCCATATCGAGCGGTTCAATAACTTGTTGTTGATAACGGGTAACAACCTTAGCAAAACGAAACTCTTGAATAAATGCTGTACCCACCTTACCATCAGTGACTGATGCGGTCCCATCTTCTGGACCCGTCGGCAAATACGAACTAGGAACACCAAGAGCACGAAGCATCTTGTTATTGAAGTAACGTAGGTCGTCAATGTCGCCTAGATTCTCACCGCCTGGCAATACTTCAACCTTAGATCCACGACCTTCACTTGTTACAGCAAAAAAGTAATCTTCTAAAATAGACATAGGATTATATGTCGAATCAACTACATTGGCGCCACCACCGGTTCTGCTTGGAATGCGCTTTTGTTGAACTTCGTAACGAATACGTTCAAGATACTGTTGTGCCTTATTAGGAGGCATGGTACCGACGTCAATAAAGAACACACGCCGTTCAGGAGCACGGTGTATGCGATAGATTAAAATAGCGTCTTCTAAGAGCTCTTTCTGCTTATAAACCTTATAGATTTGCTCTAATATACTAAGCCCAAAGGGCCATGCTGCATTCATACCGTCTGTTAGCGATAATTGCACAATATGTTCGGCATCCACTGCTGTTGCGCCGCCATCTTGATAGTTTGCGGTGCCGGCACCGCCGTATCCGCCAGAAACATAATTCATGTTCCCTTGCATAGGTGGTGAAAATATAATGCTATTGGAGCCAAAAGCTTCATTTGAGAGTTTGTTTAGTTGATTTGTCCCAACCAGACTCTTCATATTGAGATCAATATCTTTAACAAAATAACTTTCAATCTTCTTACCATCACTTTCGTTCACAATAACCTTTTCAACCTTAGCCGGATCTATCCAATATAATTTAAAGGTTTCCGGGTCACGTAAGAAAAACTGATCACCATATATTAACACAGATCGGAACATTCTCCATAATCTACGATTAATCTTATTAAGTCGACACCACTGACCTAACGACTTTTCTAATATCTGAATCTCTGAAGGTGTGGGATCATCGTTGAATTTAATGACCAACGGTAGTTTTGTAACTTCGTCAACTTCTGTTCCAAAATCTGCAATGGTATCAATTGCTGCGCTAATTTCGTGATCATAATTCATCTGATCATAGACTGCATATCGTTGCAAACGATCGGGTGGGCCCGAGTATACCTCTGGAAGCCAATTACTATATTTTGCGGTCGAGGCATACGCAGATGTACTATCGACTGCTCGTTGTGCAACCGGAAGAACTGAATTAACGGGGCGAAAAAACTTTTTCCATGTCATATTATGTTTGTACTCTTACGTATTTTAAGATATCTTTGTTAACTGATACCAGGTTATTCGTACTCAGTAAGATTTGTTCTAATACCGAACTCTGATAGCTAAGTGATGTATTTATACTAGACTCGGGCGCTTCCTTTTCTTTTCCGGCGCCCAACGGCTTACTAGGATCTTTAGGGACTGACTGTGGACTGCCAGCATCTTTTGTCGTTACTTGTGAAGGACTGTTTAGTGTTGAGGATTTTGGCGTAGTCAGAGGACTAGCACCAGCGGGTGAGGGCGAGGGGGTCGGTAAAGATACTGTACCTAATTTAGATAATGCACCAAATGTCAGTGCCTTTGTTATGTCAATGCCGTTGACAGTCTGCACAATAGATTTCAATGTATCTAACCCGGCAAAGGAGCTCAATGTGCTTGATAAGGTTGAAAGACTACTCGTAATAATCGACAGTGAACTAGCAGTTGTTTGCAGACCAGGACCGACCGCAGCGAATGCTTTTATTTGATCGAGTGCCGATCCGTCGCCAAACAACTTAGATAACCCGCTGCCTAATGTAGCGAATACACCGCCAATTGCACCAATTGCACTACCTGCAGAAAATGCAATTAATGCGCCGCCGAGTGCTGTAATACCTAGTGCGACATCTAATAAATTCTTACCGTTGATTTCACCGAAGGCCTTAAATCCTTTTGCTAATGTCTCTACACCAGAACCGACTGCACTCACTGCCTTACCTATAACCCATAATGCCGCGCCCATGGCACCTAATGCAAGAGCACCTAATGCCATAAGTGGGGCCACTGCCCCGGCTGCCGCTCCGGCTAGCCCGAGCCCGACAAGGGCTACTGTTGCCTTGCCTACATCGTCCCATTTGATGCTAGCGAAAGTTGTTAGTGCTTTACCTGTTATCCACAGCGATCCTGCCATTAATCCTAAAGAAAGAGCACCTAGTGATATAGTTCCTGCAAACTTTCCGGCAGTAATACCTGCCACACCTAGTCCAACAATCGCTGCACCTGCCTTACCCAAGTCATCCCATTTAAGCCCAATAAATTCTTTAAGTGACTTGCCAATAACCCAAAGTGATGCGCCCATTGCGACTAGTCCTACAGCCCCTTTTATCATCTGTGGACCTGCACTACCGATGATAATACCTGCCACACCTAGTCCAACAATCGCTGCACCTGCCTTACCCAAGTCATCCCATTTAAGCCCAATAAATTCTTTAAGTGACTTGCCAATAACCCAAAGTGATGCGCCCATTGCAGCTAGTCCTACAGCCCCTTTTATCATCTGTGGACCTGCGTTTCCAATAATACGGCCGACGGCGGATAGACCTAATAATGCTGCACCTGCCTTACCCAAGTCATCCCATTTAAGCCCAATAAATTCTTTAAGTGACTTGCCAATAACCCAAAGTGATGCGCCCATTGTACCTAAGGCCATTGCCCCTTTTATTATTCGTGGACCTGCACTACCAATAATACGACCGGCAACAGATAGACCTAATAATGCTGCACCTGCCTTACCCAAGTCATCCCATTTAAGCCCAATAAATTCTTTAAGTGACTTGCCAATAACCCAAAGTGATGCGCCCATTGTACCTAAGGCCATTGCACCTTTTATTATTCGTGGACCTGCGTTTCCAATAATACGGCCTGCAACAGATAGACCTAATAATGCTGCACCTGCCTTGCCCAAGTCATCCCATTTAAGCCCGATAAATTCTTTAATTGCTTTACCTGTTAGCCATAATGCTCCGGCAATACCTGCTAATGCAAGAACACCTTTTAATACTTTTGTATTACCTAATGCTTTTAGCCCATCGGCAAGACCTGTCAATGTATTTTTTAATAATCCACCGAGCCCTTTTCCAATACCTTTACCCAAATCTCCGATACCTTTACCCATTTTACTGAGTGTGCCTGGACCTTTGGATGCGGGGCTGCCGGGCGTGGATGCTCGTTCAGATAAGGTGCTGGCACCGGCTTTTGCCACTCCTTTAGTGGTATCCTTTATGCCAAATAGCCCTTTAACAATATTCGGGAGTGTGGTGCCAAATAGTTTGAAGCTTTGAGATAGAGCATACGCAATTCCTGCAAGACCAATCCACGCAGTTAAATCTACGCCTTTAGACAGCGTCTCGTCTAGCTTGTTAAATCCTTTCATAAACGAGTCTACAGGATGCTGTATCATCTCCATAACACCTTTGAAGTTTTCACCAAACCATTTTATCCCATCACCCAGAGCTTTAAATGGGTCCATTATTATTTTCTTCACTGACTCAAAAGTATCGGCTAGAGAAGTGGTTGCGCTGCGTAAGGCGTCAAGTGGGTGAAATATGCTATGAAACACCGTACCTAGTGCTTTTCCTAACCAATCTAATGTATCAATTACAAATTCGATGGGAATAATAATTGCATTCAGTACTTTAGTAAATACACCAAGCATAGTCGCTGTAGGGCCGAATGCCCTCTGCATTAATGATTTTAGCTTTTCCCATGCGGTTGATAGATCTTTGCTCGCTTTATTGCTTGCCATTAATCTATCCATATCCGCTTTATTAAGAAACTTAATAGCATCTGCCTGTTGTGTTATACCTACAATAAAGTCAAGTGAGGCGGCTGCGCCTTCAACCCCTGCTTGTTTTAATAGTGCGAGTCTCTGTTTCTCCGCTTCAAGCTCGCCTCGATGCGCCTTGATATATTCTTTCATCTGCTGTTCTTGCATCTCTGCAGGCATGCCTTTAAGCCCTGCAGAGAAGGTAGTGAATGATTGAGCAAACCCACCCATACCGACTTTTTGCAGATTCATAAATGTTTCATTCAAAGGCTTTATAGGATCTGTCAGTAGCTTCATTATTTGCCTGGCTATATCTTGATTCTTAAAAGACGCCAAGAATGTTGACATACCTTCTGCGGCTGTACCACCTATCTGACCGGCCAATAAGTTTGCTTCAGTACTCTTTGAGATTGCTTCAGCATTAGCGATAATTGCTGTTCTAGATATACCAGTCGCCTGCGACAACTTAAAGATGTTGGCACCGAACTTATGCAAACCTTCAACCGTTTCGTCAGATGTTTTCTTGTTCACGTCTGAAGTCTGCTGTTGAATATTTAAGTATGATCCTAATAAATCAGCAGATTCCTTACTCGAAAATCCAAATTTAGTTAAGTTGGCGCTTGCCATACCAACTGTTTTAGCAAATTTTCCTACACCAAAAGAATTCACAGCCGAGCTATATTTCTGCATTGATGCTGCAAGTTCTGTAAATCTAACTCCTGTTTCTGCAGTAAGTTGCCGTAATGACTGAAATCCATCGAGTTGACCTGCAAATCCACTTATTACATTTAATCCAGATTCGGTTAGTGCATTAAAAGTCTTAACATTATCTTCAAATGTGGCTTTAATTGCGAGGCCGGCCTTTATAAGTGCCGCATCTATAAATATTTTACTGTCGAAGATATCTTTATCTTTATTCCAACGTTTCTTTCGTTTACCGGACTCATCCTCTTCGTCCTTGTTACGCTTTCTTCTTTTTGGATCTTGAGCATTTCCATCTTTTAAATTCTTAAGCCATGCCTTTAATTCAACATTTATTTTCTGTGCATCTGCTGGAGTAAGAGCAGTTCCCCCGCTCATGGCTGTTTTTACAATCTGCGCAAGTGTCTTATGTTGGATATCAAGGCTTTTGCCGAGAATATCCTGAATATTTTCAGCAGTCTTCTCTGATGCCCACGGCGGCAGATCGCCTAAGGCGCTCTCAAATGCGCCGTCGGCGGCGCCGGTTATAAAGACAGAATTATCAGCCATAGTTTTCGTTGATTAAGTACCTTGATAAATAAGATAAACAATGTTCGATACTATTTATCAAATATTTTAAAGGAAGAATTATGGAACAAAAAGTACAACCCCAGAATCCGCTAAAAGGCTATTTTAGGCAATTCAAAATGTTTTTAAAATTGCCAAGTGGAACATCATATTATGATCAGGGTACAATAGAATTTACCGATACCGGTGAAATTGGTATCATGCCCATGACTGGCAAGGATGAACTCATATTAAAAAACCCCGATGCATTATTAAATGGTGAAGCACTTGTAGAAGTCATTAAAAGCTGTGTTCCTGGTGTTAATAATCCTCGGGCACTATTAACAAATGATATTGACGCTCTTATTACTGCTATCAGGTATGCTACATATAATGATGCGCTTGAAACTGAGTTAGCTTGTCCAAAGTGTAATCACCAAAACCTATTCAAATTGGATCTTCAATATTCGTTGGATAACATGGCATTCTTAGATAGTGAATATGTCATCAATTTAGAATCTGGTCTTAGTGTTTTTGTTAAGCCTTACGGATTTTCAGAATTGCTAAAAGGACTCCACGCACAATTTGAACAGAGTAAATTAACCAGAGCAATTGAAAGTGATACACTCTCGGAAGATCAGAGATTGAAGTTATTTGCTACTGCATTCAAGGAACTAGCGACAGTAACATATTCTTTGATGCTTAATTCGGTTATTAAGGTCGTTGATGAGAGTAATAATATCAATGTCAGTGATAAGGCATTTATTGAAGACTTCTTACAAAATATTGATAAAAAGAGTTGTGATAAGATTTCTGATTTAATTAAAGAAATTAATCAAATTGGTATTAAGAGATCGTTCACAGCAGTGTGCGAAGAATGTCAAAATACCTGGGAAAGTGAAGTTGATTTTAATCCAGTAAATTTTTCATAAGGTCCTTAATCTTCTTACCTGCTGACAAGTTAGGTGACCTTATTCAATTATATGTTAGAGATGCGGCCAATCTAAAGGAGCAGATAGCAGATATATGTTACTTCATGAAGGGCGGCATCGAGTGGAATTCGGCGTGGGGAATGAGCTTTGAAGATAGAGAAATTACAATTAGAGTAATCAATAAACGATTAAAGGAACAAAACCCAGATGCCAAGGAATATATGTAAGGAGTATTATGTATAAAAGAGCAGATACACAAGATCTAAATATCCCAATAGATGATTTTGAATGTTGGGAGAGATATCCAAAACACAGGTGGGTCTATGACCTATCAAAATTACTCGACGCACAACATGTCGAATGGTATCCTTTTGAGAATAATATATTCAAAGATACCGCTGTGAATATGTACTTTGAATCAGAGCAGCATCGTATATGTAATGCCGGCACTATTTTTATTAATAAACCCAAGGGAATCCATATAGTCACAGAAGTCTATATCTCTAAAGGGGAAATTAAACTTTCGAGGTATTTTGATAAGCTAACTGATATAGAGATTTGTGAATTCATTGGGAATATAGAATTACGCATTAATGCATTTATATCCATTCATTTTCAGAAGTTCAGTGGTATTGTTGCTATAGAAACAATCGGTAACGATATTGTGTCAATTCGTCTACGTCCACATAGCGACATAACTGCTAATAGTGATGCTATGCGAATTGCTAAGAGAATTTATAAGAAAACAGATATAACATTAATCGGTCTTACAGACCAAGTCATTCGCGAAACAATCGCTTCGTAAACTACGCTCTTTATTCGCTTTGACTAATACACTTCGTGAACAACTATTTAATTCAGCTACAATTAATAGGTATAACTGACGGAGGAGTCAGACCAAGGGTATCTAAAACCTAGATACTGGAAAAACCTGACGGTTTCGCAGACGTTATATCGGAATATTCTTAGTAGTGTTGGATGTGATTATGTCAACTACTCGCTTTTTACAGCGTTCCTGAAGGGGTCTAGAGTGTTGTAACACTATTCGGACTCAATGCATTGTTACCACTTATAACCAATGATAACGCACCTGGGAGGGCATCGGCTTTCGCCTTTCCTTGTTTTCACTTACCTCCCACAAACTTAAACTCGATCATCTTACTAGGACTGTGCTTGGATCCCTCCGATAGTCCTCTCATATGATCTTGCTGTTGTCTATCCAACAGACCCGGCCGGTACCCCGTATTCTCGGAACCAATCATAAACTTACATTTATGTCTTTTCGCCAGCACGTAACCAGGTGTGCCACCCCATGATAGAATTTCTAACTTGATTTTTGATTTAAGAAGATTTGGGTTCTATTGTAATTTATTGTGCTTATGTAACTTTGATTTATAAAACCTATACGCTTTGATCTTGTACGTTCACAGGGCGCGTCACTCCTGCTATCT